TGATTATAGTTAACCAATCATTATCTAACATATTTATCCCATTTCCTTATATAGTATATAGAAGATATACAGTGCCTAATTTCTCTAAGCAACCGTAACCACTATTTTAATTAAAAAATAGTAAGAAACAGATTGACTAGAGAAAATTATTTCTCACTGGAGAGGTACCGTAAAACTTCGCAGTGATATCAGTGTACCATGATGTTTTATTAAAAGTCAAATGTATACAAAAAAAGGAAGCCCTGGCCAGAAACGGGAGTTAAAGAACCAGGACTTCCTATATCTATGAAATCACGGAGGTGTCAACATAGAATACTATTGTAGCAGGTGGTATAAGTGTATGTCAATATAGTTTGATTTTTGTTCTATTACCGTTTTCATCAGTAGTCCAAACTTCAACAAAATCTTCTTCTTGTGTAATTTCTTCTGTCATGATTTCTCCTTAGTATATCTTTACTTTTACTAGATTACCGTCTTTGTCACGGCTCCATACTTCAGTAGACTCTAGTTTTAAATCTTCAATTATCTTATCTAGTTCTTCCATTTTAATACCAGCCTTTCTTCTGAAAATGTTTCCAGGCTCCACATGGATGTGAATGCCTTCTGGAAATATAAGATAGCGTAGCAACCAATTGGGATACTGCACTATCTGATTTCTTCATTCCTAGACTGCTTGCTGTGCTGTCTAAGAGTTGTCCAATTCCACTGGCTGTAGAAGTTGGGTTCTGTGCCTTTGAATTCCACGCTGACTCTTTGCCAATCAGCCTGGTCAGGCACAAAAATTGCTCTTTATTGAGCAAATCCTTAGCCACTTCCTTTGCATTTACGCTCAGCAAGGGTGGTCTATCCTTGTAAATAACTAACTCTGGTACTGCTTGTTCTGTTGTAATACTCGCTTGTAAAAATACTGCCAGCAAAATAGCAATTACTGCTCTTTGCCATAGGTTTTTGTTTCGCTTAATAAATCTTCTCCTTTGGTAGTTGAACTGCCCCTACTCATTGGCATAAGACTTACCTCCTTTACAATTTGTTCTTCTCAATTAAATCACAGATCTGATCAATGGTCCAGGAATCTAGACCTTCAACCTCAGATAATCTCTCCACCAGTTCTTCCTTGGCGAAGATATATCCGTCTGTGAAACCTTCTTTGTACTCTGACATTACTCTAGTTTACACCATTCTTGACAATTACGACATGGATGATATAGACTTTAATTATGAAACTAGAAAACTTTATTAATCCTTACACAGGTGAACAACTACAAAACTTCATTGAGGTCTGCTCTGGCTGCCACCTCAATTTTGCTACTACTGAGGCTGGAGACAAGCATCGTATTGGTGCCTTTGGAAAGGACAGACGCTGTGCTTCTCCTGAAGAGGTTGGCCTCAAAAAAGTAATAAATAAATATGGGTCTACTGTCTATAAAAGAACCAGGGATAAGGTCCGTCTCTGAATGCCCTTTTTCACTTTTTTTCACGCTCAGTTTTTGACGATTGACGGGTTTTGGTCACTGAGGTATAGGTAGATGCCTAAACGGGCCTTAAAACGGCTGCTAGGCACCTAAAACAGGCACTCTAGAAACAAGGAAAAGACCTCAGAATTAACTGAGGCCCTTCCATGTAGATAATTAATCAGATATGTATTCATATAATGGTGGTTCTGTATTTGATCTACATACACCTATTGTACTCTTATTTCTTTGTTATGCCAAATTCTTTTTCATTAGGCTGTAGGGCTTTTAGTACTGGTCCTGCTAATGCAGCCAAGAACGCATTTGCTAATACCTTTGGATCTGTAATTCCTGCCATGTACATAGCAAGTACGGCTGCTACGGCTGCTCTAAGATATGATGATCCTGCTGCTAGGGCTTGTTCTTTAACTGTCTTTGGTGCTGGTTTCTTTGTAGCCATTATTTCTCCTTTGGTGGTGCTTTTCTTTTAGGTCGTACATTCTCAGTCATGAGAATAGTCATAATTTGCTGTACCTGGATTTCTAGCCTATTAACAGAATCTTTTAGGCTTGAGCCAGAATTGGGTTTTAATTCAGATAGGTAGTGTTTTACCATCCAACGAACTGCTGTAGCAAGTCCTCCAATTAGGGTAAAGATTGCTACAAAAAATGCAGCCCAGTCTTGTGGTGTCATGACTCTTCTTGGCCTTCCCAGAGATGCTTCTCTAATTGATATTGTCTTTCAAAGTTTAGAACTCCACGATAGTCACAGCATGGACAAATTGGTCTGTCATTGCTGTAGTCTGGTTGTGACCAGTAGCCCATCTTGGCTCTAAATCTAAAGTCTGACTTCCATGAGTTTTCAGCATGTCCATCTGGTGTAAACGCCCAGTGATCAGGTTCTGCAAATTGCATAAATAGCAAGTGCACAAACTTGTCTTCATCTTCTGATGGAAACTCTGGTCTCCAGTGCATTTGATAATTTCCACAAAAGACAATACAGTCATTTGGTTGTTCATCATAGAAAACATCGTCTACTGCCAATTGCCAGTCAATGTTTTTATCAATGCAAATATCTAAAGAATACTGGCAGGCTGATTGATCATAATGCTTCCATAGTTGTGGCTTAATACCGTTTTGCTTTTGGTATCTTCCAGTGTGGAATCCTGCTCTTTGGATTGTGTCAGAACCAAATGTCTTCTTGGCTATTTCTAAGATTTCTGCTTCTGTCTCAGCATCAAAGCGAACTTCTTCTAACCATCTACCAGCGACTGTATGATAGAAATGTGGGCCATCAGGTCCTAGATTCATCTCAAGTAATTGCTTCTTTACCTTCTCAAATAGTTCTGCTGGAAAGAAGTTTTTGACAGATCTTGTGTCTACTGCTTTCATTTAATTGACTCTCCTATCATATTGTTGTCATACATTTAGTTTTGACTCTTTCCAATCTCGTTCCCATGTTCCAACACTTAGTCGTGACCAACTATAGTGTCCACCTTGGGTGTTCTTGTTGTCAAAAACAGGGTTTTTAGAAGGATAGTATTTAAATCTATCGTCTCCGTTGTTATTCCTTAATTGGTAAATCATTGTGCTAAAAGTAGAAAATGGCGTTCCAACAAAGTCTTCTGCCATAGACATCACAAGAGCACTTATCAAAGCAACTGTCACTCTGTTTTGAAATCTAAGTTCTTTAAAATCCTTTAAAAATTCTCCAAGAATAATGTCTTCAAGAAGAATTAGTTTATTTTTATCTATTAAATTACTATTAAAGTCATCTATGCTGCATAAAATTGGCAATGATTTGTTGTCAAATTGATCTAATCCTTGATTTAAGGCATCTTGAGTAAATTTATAATACTTATGATGATCTGGCATAATTCTAATTTGTGTACCGTTAAAATTTTTATAATGCTTTGCTATTTTTTCTGCAATGTCGTAATATTCTTGTTTAAATCTAAATTTGCTTAAGTTAACATCTATATCTTTAGACCTGTCATAAAAAAATCTGCTATACCACATCAAGGTATTAGTCATTAAATTGTCACAATCTTCTTTAAACTCTACCTTTTTTCTTGTTCCTGCAAAATCTTTTTCGTTTATTGTATTTCCAGATACATTTAAATATGATTCATGAGTATTAATTAAATTTATTGATGACCTGTCTTTTAAGAAATAGTCGTTCTTATGTAGAGTGTAATTATCGTAATTAAAATCAACCAAATCAAAAATAGTAGGATTTTTTAAATTGTTTAAATGTTTATCTATTTTTTCTGTATTAACTTTGTTCCAACTTGCTGATTGAGGATCTTCTATATTTCTATGAGTTAGGTCCCATACAAGGTTAATGTTAGTATCTTTGAGGTGGCCAAGAAGTCCTGCAAATAATTGAAGACTAGAAAATTGATTTCCCAGACCATTTTGAGAATAACCAATATATGTTAAATTCACTTAGGCCTTCCAATGCTCTTATTCCAAACTTGATATTGCCAATGAATAGATTCTTGTTCATCTGCCCACGGATCAATAATCCAAGACTGTACTGGAAGAGATAAAGTTCTAAATACATCATGTGGAGTGGCAACAAAGAATATCTTTGGCCCATCACAAATAAGTTTTTCATTATTTTGTAGTGGATCAAAAGATCTAAACCTTACTCCTAATTCTTGTAGGTAATGCTGAAGAAGTATAGATGGACTTCCAGTTGTTATTCCAATATTTTTTTTATAGGAATTTCCTAATACAATAACTTCGTTTCCGCTTTCATCTTGTGCCTTTTTTAATATTTTTGCAAAATACATAGATTGTTGATCTCTTGCTTTTGCAATCATTTCAAATATATCAAAAGATAGGTCAATCTCTTTTGCTAACCAAGACATCGCTATCTGGTCTCTTGGGTGGCATCCACCACCATCACCCATTCCAGCCTTCATATATTTGTTAGATATGATTCTGTTTGTGGCTAATGACAATGTGTCTGTTACTTCATCAACATGGCCACCAATTTTTTCTGTTATCTCTGCCAAAGTATTTGCAAAAACAATCTTCATTCCAATAAATGTATTGTAGGCAACCTTGGTTAATTCTGCTGATTCTAATGTAATTTCTACAACAGGGCAAGACAAAAATGTTTTATATATTGATACTAGACGAGAAGAGTCTTCTGAGATCCTGCCAATCAGGACAAACTCAGGGTTTAAAAAGTCATGAATAGTTGTACCCATAGCAATAAAATATGGATTATAGAATATATTAACGCCATCTCTTATGGAAGTCAATAGTGGTAGGATCTGAGATCTTATTGTTCCTGGCAAAACTGTAGAGATAATTACTATGTCTAGGTTCTTATCTGTTTTCTTAGATAGGTAGTCATTTATTTTTACTACTACATCTTTTAAATAACTATAGTCAAAGTCTGCACGATCATCTGGAATAGGGCAGTTGCCCTCAAATCTTTCTAAATGTGGAGTAGGTACTGCAACAAAAACAATATCTGAGTTATCTAAAACAGAATCTATAGAGTCTTTGATACTAAACTGTGCGTTTGCTAGATAGTCTTCTAACTCTTCTTCAATGTATGGAGTCTTTCTATCGTCAATGTACTTTTGTATATTAGGATTAACATCAAACCCGTAAACTGTTTTACCAGTTTTAACACTCATCGCTGCAGCACAAGGCAAGCCAAGTTTTCCTAAACCAATAAATCCTATGTTCACATTCTCTCCTGCTGTGCCCATATTTCTTTTACATGGTCTGGACCTTTTGTAAAGTACCAATGCTCTGGTTCAACATAATGGAAGAAGACAACACCAATTTTGCCAGTATTGTTATAAAGAGTTTCTCTCCAATGTTCATATTCCTCACCCATAAACAAAATTGCTTCGTTTGGATTGGCTGTATATGCTTTACCATCTATGTATAACGCCCAAGGATCTCCTTGATAGAGAACTAAGTCAAGCGTATATGTGCAAGCATTTGCATCTTTGTGCTTATGAAGACTAATAGTCTCATCAGAATATTCTGCAAATAATGAATAGGAAGGAAGCATTGTCTGGCTGCCAAAATAGTCTCTTACTTTTGGTAGTAACATTTCACTAAATTCTTTTAATATTGGTTCTGATTGGTCTCCCGCTAATTTTCTACCAAACTCATCAGTAGGTACAGATTTTAATCCCTCATGATTTTTAAAATGCATACGAAGTCTATCAAAATCAGCAGGGCTTAAAACATTCTTAATTAAACCAACTTCTTTGTTTATGCCATCCATTGGACCACCACATATCTTAGTCCATCAGTAACTGGGTGCACCTGATGATTATAAATAAAGTTAGATGGAAAGATTAGAAGGTCATTCTTCTTAGCCTTAAACCTTAATCCATGTCTGTTAAACTCAACATCGCCACCCTCATACTCATCATTTAAGTAATAAGTCAGAGATATTCTGCGAGTAAAGAATGGATGGTCATCAATATGGTCGTGGAACTTTTGCTCTTTACCGTATCTCAGTAGTTGTGGGTTTTCAAACTTTTCTATCTTTGCGTAATATGCTGCCATATACTGATCTAAGCAAGGCTTCATTTGTTCATGAAACTTCTTTGTAAATTCATCAAGAACTGAGTTTCCTTCATCAGTGTGATGTGGAAGCATGATTAAGTCTGTATCTCTAGCCTTAGTATTTGTACCAGACTGATGCTCTTCTTCGCTTACAAGTACTTCTGCTGCCCTCCAAGAAATGCCTGCTTCTTCTATCTTGGCAATATAGTCCATTGATTCAGGAAATATATTTTCAAATACTACTATTCCTGGTGCTAGTTCTTTCATGTTACCACTTCCCTATTGGACACTTTGAAATTTGATATTTTGCCTTAAAAGTCATAAAGCAACCACATTTTTTACATTGATTAGTCATGTGTAAAAAGGATGGACATGCTTTACATGTGTCTAATCTTTGATCATATTGTTCATCAGAGACCTTTGTTAATGTAGGATTGATTAGATCTAATGGAGTTATTCCATTCTTTTCTTTATATTTCTTCCAAGGTGTTTCCATTGTTTGCCCCGCTTTTTCTTATTTCTTTGTAAATGTTGTATCGCCAAAAAGTATTCTTGGATTACTTGATAGTACAGATCCAAACTCAGAGGTGGTGGTTAGTTGATCTAATTCATTACCGTCAGAATCAACAAATCTAACAATTGAGCAGTCATCATTTACACCTTCAATAGTTACTGCTTTGCTTAAAAGTTGAGTAAACCAGGTATATGTTCTTATTTGTCGTAGCCACTCAATGTCGCCATTTTCATTAAAAATAGAAACATAAACTAGAGGAATACTATACTGCTTTCCAACTTCAGTGCTATCTATTAATGCTTGCTCATCTTCGTCTGAGAAACATATATTATCTTCTGTTAACATAGTACTCCATTCTATCATTTAAATTAACTTTTTGCATTATAAACAGGTGCAACCAGTTGATGGGCTTGTACCAAATGCACAGAGTCCAGATCCATAAGCATTATCACAAACATTACCTGCAATAGCGTATGCTTCTCCTTCAGTTGCTGTTGAGACAGACTGGCAGCCACCTAAGTTACCACAGCAACAGAAGTAATATGTTGTTGTTGGAACTACAGGAGGTGTTACTGGTGGAACCACAGGTGGAACCACTGGAGGAACAACAGGAGGTACCACTGGAGGAACAACAGGAGGTACCACAGGAGGAACAACAGGAGGTACCACAGGAGGAACTACAGGAGGTACAACTGGTGGTGTCACAGGTGGAGGTGTAACTGGAGGTACGACTGGAGGTACAACTGGAGGTACGACTGGTGGAACCACAGGTGGCACTACTGGTGGTACGACAGGAGGAACGACAGGAGGCACTACTGGTGGGACCACAGGTGGAGGTGTTGGTGCAATAAATCTTAGTACTACACCTATACCACTTGGGTTACGAAATAACGGACTCACGATTCTCCTTTTAAATATTAATTAAGCAAACTTGTTTTGTGAAGCAAGAACAGTATATGTTGATGCTGCTGTCTTTATAATTGTATAAACATATGCATCAACTGAGTTAATGTTTCCTGAAGAAGGTGCTGTTCCACCTAGCCACTTAGGAGTTACTGCTGATCCATCAATAGTAAAGCCTGTTGGATAGTAAGCAGTGCCAGTATTTGTGTTAAGATACACAACAGAGATTTGCTCTCCAACTGCCATTGTTGAGTTAAGAGTTGCTGCACCACTTCCACGAACATTTAATGTCCAGTTTCCTGTTGCAGCACCAGTATAATATTCAACAGATGCTGTTAAAGTATCAAGATTAATAGTACCTGATGATCCTGCAGCAACAATTTCAATTGTTTCTTTTGGTGATGTTAGTGTTGGATTACTTGATACAGCGATAGTTGGAATAGGTCCAGTTCCGTTTGTGACTGTAATTCCAGCACCAGCAGTTATTTCAGTTATGTCTCCAGTAGCAAATCCTGTCCAAGCAGAGCCTGTGTAAAATTCTACAGTATTACTGTCTGCAAGGTAGCAAAACATGCCTTCTGTTAGGGCAGCCGTTAGTGCTGTGTTAGCATCTCTTGTTGCAGCAGATGCAAAGAACATAATTGTTTGATTTTGCAGGTTGTTTTGAACCTGTGCTGCAGTTAGAACATCGCCTGTTGTATATAGACGATATCCTGCGTTTGGGCCTAGTGGCATTGTCTTTCTCCTTTAGTATGATAGTGCATTTGTATTAGGTGGATCTGTTAGTCCTAGTATACCTTGTTCTGGCGAATCTAGGATAAAAGCCTGGATAATTGGTTCTGCTGTGAGAAGTCTAGTTTTCCAGGTTCCTGGCCTTATATCGTGTTGAACACCTTGAACAAACAACTCACGAGTAATTGAAGATCCGCCAGGCATAGACTTTGTAATCTTAATAAGAGTATAAATATCCATAGAAACATTTACAAGTGCTTCAAACTCAGTTCCTGTTGATAAGTTTAATGTCATAGCGTCAATTCTAATATCTGAGTTTTTACGAGCAGCAAGAATAGTCTCTGCTTGATCTAAAGACTCAGCATTTGTTTCAACTAGGATATCAGATCTTTGTCCAGATTTTCTAAAATAAGTAGCAATACTTTCTGCAGAAACAGCATTTTGAGCAGTTCCACCAACTCTTGTTACTGTAACATCATTTAAGATAAGTTGATCATCAAAAGCAAAATCTAGGTTTGTATATGTTAAATCTACTGCACCTGGATTAATATCTGTATAATTTCTTACAGTGGAATCAGCCAATTCAGATACTGTTGTACGATCTAAAAACTTTGCTTCACCTTGTCTTGACATGTAAAATGCACCAAACTCAGATTGTTCAATTGTCTGAATAGCAGCAAGAATTGATCTTTCTCCACCTGGATCTACTTGCATTGTAGAATTACCAACATCTATGCTTCTTAAAGAATTTGGAAAACCTGAAAAATCAAGTAATGAGTTTACTCTAGCACCAGATAATTGTCCTGCAGTACAACCAGGAACTGGAGCAGTATTTGTAGAAACATTGTTTAAAAGACGGAACCCATCAGTACACTGTAATGTAACTGTAGATGTAGAATCTACTCCTTGATAAAAAGAAGTATCAAATGAATTAATATATCCAGAAAATATAGCAATTCTAAAAGTTTGACCTAAAATTGTAGTATCTGCCCATATTCTTATTTTGCGTAATGGTAGTAATTTACCATAGTATGGTGATGAAGTATTCTGTGGGTTGAAATCTGAATTAGGATCATTTAGCGTTACCGTCGCAGTTCCAGCCTCAAAGTTAGAAAGAATACGGTTACGACCTCTACGAGTAGACACTGACATTACCCTATCAGTAACATTGACAATATCTGCTGCGGCATCTGCAAGAATATTTGTTCCTAAGATTCCATAGTCTATATCATCTAATATGAATGGATATCCAAATGATGCACCGTTTGAGAAGTCAATCTCTACGCCTACTACTGGTGTCGCCATTTTATATCGCCTGCAATGTTAGAGTGTTACCATTAGTCTGGGTAGCAAGCAATCCATTTCTTACTGCTGAAACCAGATCCTGTTCAGTAGATACAGATCCATTTACTGTTAGATTAACTGTAACTGGTGCTGAAGAAGATGATGATCCAGATATACTTGATGCATTAGCCATAGTCATTGATCTGAATCTAAATCTTTCGTCATAATCCATTGTTCTTGCTGCTGCTTGAGATGCTGCTAAATCTGCTGCTTCTTTTGCTTTAAAATCAGCAAGAGTTGTAGCGTTCTTTTGTGCTTGTTCTGCTGCTCTTAGTTGGGCTGCTATAGATGCTGCACCTATTGCTCCAGATTCACCTGCTGCTAATGCACTTGGTCTTACTCCTGCTGCTGCTATCGCTGCTGCGTTCATATCTCCTGCAGCCTTTGCAGTTGCATACGCTGCTGCTGCTACGGATGATGCTGCTGCAGAAACTGATGCTGCTGATGCTGCTGTGCTTGAAGAACTAGATGAACTTGAAGAACTTGAAGAACTTGAAGAACTTGAGGAAGTTACACCTTTACCAGCAAGTGCTGCCTGGTATGCTTGAAGTGCTGCTAAAGCATTCTTCCAACCTAGTTCTGCCTGTGTAGCAGGATCAATTAGTGTTCCTGAGAATGTTACTGGCTGTCCAAGTTTCTTGATGTAAGCAACAACTTCATCTGTTGTTAATCCCCAATTCTTCTTTAGGGCTTCAATCTCTGCATCACTAAGAACATAATCACTAGCCTTAGTAATTAAATCTGCATAGATTCTAACTTCTTTAGAACTCAAACCCCATCGTTCTTGTAACTTAGCAATTTCTGCATCAGACAATTTACCATCATTTAGGTAATTAAAGAAATCAAGATATCTTGCAGCCTGATCTTTGCTGCTGCCCCAAGCCTTAGCCAGATTAGTAACTTCATCATCTGAAATTACTCCATCGCCTACTGCAATTAATGTTTGAATGTATGACTGTACTGCTTCTGTAGTCATATTCCACTTTTTAGATAGAATAACTATTTCATCAGAAGTGATTACTTTATCTGAAAGTACTGCAAGCAAATCATTGTAACGAGCAAGTTGCTTATTTGCTTCTGTTAGGGCATCACGGCTTTTAAGGACTGCTGCAATTCGTGCTGCCTCAGCAAGGTTATTCTGCTTAACTAAATTAAGACGAACAGCCTCAAATTGAATAGCCTCCTGTGCTGCTGGATCAAGCGTACTTGTTGGAGTGACACCCTTTATGGTCTTCTTACCAGTACCAATGGTGATGCTCATCTTCTTAAGTGCATTTAAAACTGATTGTCTTTTTGCTTCTGCTGCTGCTCTTTTTGCATCATCTTTAGCATTCTTGGCAGTCATTTCTGCCAGTGCTTTTTCAAGTTCTAATTCTTCTTTTGTCTTAGAATTAATCTCGTCTTGTTTTCTAAGATACTCATTACGAGCATGATCCATTCCTGTGTAGCCCTTAATAACAGTTGAATACCACATACTATATTCTGCTGCTTGTGCTTTTGCATCTAGTTTAACTGGATCTTTGTCAAAAAATTCAATTACTGCAGCAATGGCTCCAAGAATTGCAAGAACAACTGCTATTTGCTTTACATATCTTGCAAGGAAAGCACCAATGCCTTTAAGTGTTGCAATAAATGCCACTAAAGCAGCATTGGCTCCTCTAGTAGCAATGGCAAACAATCCCATTCCTTTTGTTCCAGCCATCACTCCTGTAGTTGCTGTTTTTACTGATGTATATAGAAGTGATGCTTCTGCTTTCATTGTACCAAATGCACCAGCAACTAGTTTGGCTGCAGGAGATATCTTGCTAAGTTCTCTAAAGATTTTTGCATGTTCTTGTCTATTTAAAGTTGTAACTAAACTCATTTTTAGTTGTGATGCAGCAACAACATCCATTGCAAACTTAACAGCAATTGCTGCTTTAGCAACACCATACATTATTGCTGCTAGTTGAATGTATCCACCAATACCAAGTGGCAAAATATCATTAACTGCGCTAATTACTGCATAGATATTTCCAATGGCGTTAGCAGTTTCTTTAACATTTTTAACAGTAGCCTCAAGAGCATTCTGCATCTTGTATTGATTTAAGAATATAAAGTATTCAAGTTGAGGAATAACTGCAGTCTTGATATAAGTTGCAAGTATAGTCAGTGCTGGCATAAACGCTATACCAATTCTGTCTTTTACCTGGTTTATCTGTAATTGTAGTATTGCTAATTTGCCAGCAAAAGTATTTGCTGCTGCAGCAGCCTGTCCTCTGCTTATATTTGCCAATTGAACTAATACTGCTCCTAGGTCTTTAGCCTTAATAGCATTAGCATCAAGAGGTAATCCTAATTTTGTAAGTGCCCCAAAATTTCCATTTACTGCTTTGGAAAGTGCCATTGAAACGGCAGATAAATCTTTTCCAGACGCTGCTGAAACATCTGTGGCAAGTCTTAGTAAGTTTTGCCCTTGTGCTAAGTCTCCAGTTGCTGTTGCTAACTGCTGAAGAGCAGGAATCAGTTGTTCGTTGTCAATAGCAACTTGTAGTTCAAGAGAATCTAAAAATTGTTCATTAGCCTTTATAGCAGAATCTGTAGCATTAGTGTTATTTCTTAAAGCAATAGATAGTGCTCCTAAAGCCTTTTCATCTGCTGCAGCACCTTTAACTGCATCTACAGCAAGTTTAGTAGCAAAGGCTGCAGAGGCAGCACCTGCAATACCAAATGACTTTAAAGCCTTTTTACCAAATGCATCAATCTTATTGCTAAGATTCTTAATATCTCTTTGAGCCTGCTTAGATCCTTTATCAGAATACTGGGTGAGGATTCTGGCTACTACTGCACCTGATGCCATACTAGCCACGCTCCTTTTCTAAATTTTGTTGTAATTTTCTCTGTACATCTTCAAAAGCATCAAAAACATTCTTAACTATTCTGTCTTTATTCTTGTCTACTGATTTCCAGATTAAACGAGATGCTTTTGGCTCTTTCTTCTCAAGGTTACTAATAAATGTACCAGTACCTCTATTTGTTCTTCCTGCTAATTCATATATTACACCTGCTGCTGATCTGTTTTTCAACGCTCCCGCAGAAGTTGTGTAGTCTCTTCTTACTTTGCCTTCAGCCTTAGTTGCTGATATTCCTACCTTAATAACACTTTGGTCCCAAGCAGGCCATCCTGCACCACCACGAGAACGAGGTTTTTTAGGAGGCTGTGTGCTCCACCCACTAAGAGGTGGATCACCAGCAACAAATCCTTGAGCGTCTTGTTTAGCATTTTTGAGTTCAGAATTAATAACCTTAGTGAATTCTTTAACTGCTTGCTTATCAAAAGACTCCAATGCTTTTAGTGTATCTTTAACACCAACCAACACTATTGCATCTTTGCTCATTTAATCGTTTCCTTTATTTCTTTCTTTAAGGTAAATAACTATTGCTTCAAGTACTCCATCTGGAGCATCAAGCAAATCGTTAGGAGATAAGCCTGACTCCACAGAAATCATTGCTAACGAATATGTTAGGCTGTCTCTGTGGATTCTAAATTTGGGTCTACAACTAATTCAACACTGTCTAATGTGTCAAGGAAACTGTCGCCCCATGGTTTCACAACCTTCCCACTATCCTTCAATGCACTCCATGCAAGGAAGTAGATGTGTTCTAGTTTCTGATCTTCGCTAAGCAATTTAGCAAATCCTTTGCCAAACTTTTGCTCAAACGATACTATTGATCGTGGTCTTAAGGATAGTGTTCCTTCAAACCCATCAGTAGTCTTTACTTTTATATGTAGTCCGTCCATTTTTTTTGCCCCTTCTAAGGTGTTGTTAATTTGATAACATCGCCAGATATTGGCCATGTTACGCTTACTGTTGTTATTTCTCCTACTGCAGCATTTAATGCTTGCCACTCTGAAATTAGAATTCTACCTGATCCATTTGTTCCATCCATGATGTATTCAGGATTATCTGCTGATCTTGCAGCATCTATTGGTTTTATTCTACAAGTGGTAGCAGTGCCCAGTAGAGGAAAAATTATTGACTCTACTGAGCCTGCCTGGAAATCTTGGTAAAATTCAAAAGTAATTGTGTTAGCAGCAAGGCCAGCAACGAATTGTTTTGAAGTTTGACCAAATTGAGTAGTCTCAACAAGATCATACTGTGTTGCAAGAGAGATTGAAGCGATATGGTCGCTCAAATCTGTTCCTGCAATAGTTACCTTTGCGTTTGTTAAGACTAATTTTGCCATTTGTTATTAGACCGTCTTTGTGATTGCGCCAGTGATTGGCCATGTAACAGATGCAGTGGCCAATTCGCCTACAGCACCGTTTAGTGGTGTCCACTCTGAAACCAAAGCCTCAAATGTGTATTTAGGATTGGTTGGTCCTTGTGTTGCTGAAGTGATTGGTTGAACTTCAATAGCCGTAACTTCTCCAAGTAGTGGATAAATTGTTTGTTCTACTGGTGTGTTTCCTGCACCAGGATCTGCAAAGTCTTGGTGGAACTCAAGTGTTACTGAGTTATCAACAAGTCCTGCTGTACGAGTCTTTGCTGCGTCTGGAACATTTCCTCCTGCGAATGCAGTGGTCTCAATTACATCATATGTGCTTCCAAGCGTTACTGAAGCAACATGATTTGAGAGGTCTACGCCTCCAACTACTACCTGTACATTTGTTAGTACTATTCTTGCCATGGTTTTTCTCCTTGTTCGTTATCTAGATTAAAAACAGGGAGTGTATCCACTACCTGCTGAACTGCTTCTACTTCTTTTACTGCTTTTGGTGTATTTGTTGATTCTTTGATATTGCCTGAAGCAAGAAGATGTTCAACACTTCCTCCTGCACTAAGTATATCACTTGTAGTAAGTTTTTCACCATTTAATTTACCACAAACTTTAGCACCTGATACTACATATTGCATTGTTTTCTCCTTAGCCCCAAATTGTGAGGTTGTAACGGTATGATAAGAAAGACTGATCACCAGAAGTATATGTACCACTTTCAGCACTTATAACTCTGAGTGTATCAACAAGGCCACCTAGTGATCTATCTGACTCTAAAGCAGTTTTGATTGAACCATTACCACTTCCAGCCAGGAAATTATCAAGTTTGTCTTGTCCTGTTCTTTCTGATATTCTTTGTACAATCACAAATATATCAACAGATGCTTGGTCTAAGCCACGCATGTTGTCAATATCAAATGTGAAATCTAATTGTCCTACTACTGCACATGGTGGAACAATAACATCTGGAATTAAATCATAAACTCTCAGGTTTGTTATTGTCTGTAGATTTGCTTTTAACGCATCTCTTACACCATTGATATTGGAAATAGCCATTAGAATGCCAATCCAAAGTTTCTACGGTATGTCTTTAGAAGCATCTCAACATCTGGATCTAGACGAGAGTTCAAACGAACTGTTCCTAGTTCTACAGATCCTGCAATACCAAATGGAGATTGCTTTCTAACAAATAATCTTGATGCCTGAATCTTGCAGGCTAATTCTACTTCGTAAGGTATTGCTTTGAAACCCCAGACTCCAGTTATTTTAACTGTCTGAGGAAAGAAGTAAGGAAAGACATATGTCTGAATTGCTAATAGTCTTGTTATTGGCATACCTACTTCTGGATTATTAACAGGCTCATACATAAGATCTGTGTCTAAGTTCCAGACTTGTGTGAATGGTCCAGACTGATTTGCTCTTGATCTTACTTCTGTTGGTTCAATAAGGTCATCTATTTCTAGATACCACGGACTTAACGGCGTGTAATATTTAGTTACAGGTGCTGCTAATGTACCTTCTTGATAGAAAGATCTTTGGCAATACTCGTCAATCATACGGCTTGCAGCAAGAATCGCTGCTTGGATATCATTATCATCCAGGCTGTCTTCAATCTGCAGTGCATTTCTCACATCTGCTAAAGTCGTATAGACATTATTAGGCTGTGAACTCTGTGCAAGCGTAGGTCTACTCATTTGCTCCTCTTCTCCATCTTAGGCAACATTGCTTTCTCCATCTTAGGAGTTGCAGTTGCTGTTTCTTTTTTAATTCTAAAAATCTTTTTAATTCTCTTCATAATTCCTTCTTAAGGTAAAGGCAGGTGAACCTGATAAACGGGGCGAACACCAAATCCACCTGCCACCCTAGGATATTTTCCTGGGTATCCCAGTAAGGCTAAGCGAACCTAGCCCTACTGAGAATACTTTTTAGATTAGAATGTTGGTGCTACTAGACCAGTACCTGAAATAATAGATACTGCTCCTGGATAACGACCAGCAGTGAATGCTCCGTATCCGTAGACTACAGACTTGATTGTGAGTGAGCCTGCACCTGTTGCATCAAAGTTCAATGCGAATGGTGATCCTGCTTGCTCCCAAAGATGCATTTCATTTGCATTTACGCAATAGATACGATCTTCAGTACCTGAAGCACCAGCGTCTGTACGAACATTTGCATCTGCAATGATAGGTAGACCCATCAATGTGTAACCTGAGTTACCGTAGTATGCTTGTCCTGCACCTGTTGCAACTGCGTTCATTGGGCCGTTTAGGGCTGGAAGAACGAGTGGACGCTGTGAACCGTCAACGCCTGCAAGCAAGAATGCTAGACGGCGTGGGTGCATTACCCAGTGTGTTGGGTTTTGGAATACATTTGTCTGTACCAATTGGTAAGCATCTGCTAACTTTGGATACAGTTCTGCAACTGTAGGTGATGCTTCAGTGAAGGTTACATTGTTTGTTCCTACTGTTCCTTCAAGACCAACCATTGAGCCTGATGTACCGTCACCATTAAGGATCTGGTCGTCAAGTGTTGTGTGCCATCCACGGATAAGATCCTGGATGATGAACTGGTCAATACCTGTTCCACGCTCAATTGCCTGCTTTGAGATATCCTGTTGTCCTGCGATTGTACGAACATTCACAGTCAATAGTGTATCGTCAGCATTTGTATTTGAGATAGCATCATTTTCAGCAGCCTGAACTGCAGTTGATGTACCAGTAGTCATGCGTGAGATATTTAGTGTCATACCTGCTGCTGGCAATACCATCTTGTTTGTTGCGAAGTCTGCAAATGGGCGACCTGCA